GAGTCCTTTCCAAATCATGATTTTGAAGATGTGAGAGGTGCGTGACCGGTCCAGAGCGTGTATTCCGCTGCACGCCTGGCTTTGAGTTGTGTGCATTCCTTGCTGCCAGCGTGATCCCACAGCAAGAGTTGGAGCGCCGCGGCGTCATATTGCTTGGCGTTCAGATCCTTGAGCAGCGTGGACCCGGACAATTTGCCCTGCCCCAGGTTGAAAACGAAATCGACCAACGCATCGAACTGCCCTTGCGTTAAAGTCGCGTGGACCAAACGCAACACAGCGCGCTCGGCGCTGCTCACGTCGTCGGTGAGGATTGCAGCAGCTTTGTCTTCGGTAACACCTGCTGGAAAACTCTCAGTAACCAACAGCCTGTGGCCGTATCCAATGGTGCGCAATCCCGCCACATCCAGATAGACAGCATCGCGAAAACCTTCAAACTGTTTCAAGAGCGCGAGCCCGGCTGAACTAAGTTGCATAAGAAAAGCCATCCTTAACCTAAGGATGGCTTTCTTCTGTGAAACCGCGCCAATTGTCGCTATGTCGCCTTTGTGGTGTTTGTCGTAGTCGCCGTACTGAGAGTCCCGGTGGGTAACTTGCCGTCGGCAATGCTCCTAGAAAATACGTTGCAGACGGCCAACCGATCCTATTTGTAACCGCCAAACCGCTATGGCGTCGCCCTCAAGATATACCTGTATCGTATGGGCGCCAGCCGAAAGCCCTGTGATTGTTCCGCTAATATGAGCACGATAATTCGAAGCGCTTGCCAGGTCTCCCTGTACGTAAATATTGTTTGAAATGGCTGGCGACGATGTGACTCCATCAACGCAGACGAGGATGTTGCAATAGTCGTTAGAAGTTGCATCGCTCCACGTCAGGAGGAGATCGAGATCGACATTGTATACATCGCTTGCGCTAGCGGCGTTGATGGTCCAGCTATAGCCTGTTGCCGACATCAAATTTGTAGTGGTAGGGGAAACAATTGTGTTATTTGTGGTCGGTGAGGCTGTTACTGTTTGTACCCGGTTGGCTGTGCTGACTGATGTACCGTCCGCAAACAGCACCCTTGTGGCACTCAACGTGCCCGTGACGATATTGCTCGCGTTGAGATTGATGACCGCAACATTGGCTGCATTAAGCGTACCTGCTGTGATCATGTCTGCGGTGATTGCACCCGCCGCAATTTGCACGGCTGTAATGGCCCCGGCTGCAATGAGGGCTGTCGTAATGGCCCCGGCTGCAATGAGGGCTGTCGTAATGGCCCCGGCTGCAATCTGGTTTGCTGTGATGGACCCGGCTGTGATCGAAGACCCCGAAATGGTCGAGGTCCCCGCAACGGCCAACTGCGCGGGGCCACCGGGCGGAATCATTATGAATTGGATACCGCCGGGGCCAACCATGTTCTCCCATTCGAGAATAATAGGCACGGTCTGCCCCGCAGACAGTGCAATGGTTCCCGACTGCATGTAGGCGCATGACGTATCATCAGCCGTTTGTCCGTTGGGCAAGTTCGATATTAACTGAGTGCCATTCACGTACAGGTTCGCGCCGTCATCGCTGTTCACGCCAAAGGTGTACGTCCCGGCCTCCCCTGCTGTCACGTACCCCGTCCACCGAGCATAGAAATTGGTGGTTATGGTCATGCCAGAGGGTTCGGTTGAAACATTCTGCCAGGGATAATCCGGAGTGCCGCTGAGGGGAGTTGAATAGTTGATGTTCTGGTCAATTGTGACGGCAGCGGGAACCGATGTTAAATCACCGCCCCCAGACGGAAAAGGCAGGTTCCACCATTTGCCCAAGAAAAAAGCGGTTTTAAGCGCCGCCTGCGCAGCACTGATTGCACTCGCCGCGTTAGCCGCCGCCGTACTGACTGCCGACGCGACTGCCGCCGTTTGCGCCGCCGCTGCCTGAGCACTAGAGATAGACGATTGCAAAGCCGTGCGCTGTGTGGCAACCTGCGCCCAAAGGTTTGCCAGCGATGTTTGTATGCCGGTCCATGGCCCGCTCGTGGTGCCATCCGGCCAGGTGGTCGCCCAATCCGATGGAGCGCCCGCGGCGATGAGCGCTGTACTGATTGCCGCAACCGCGTTGTCGTAGTAAGTGCTAGACACGCTCCAGGTTGTTGCCAGTTCATCAAGCGATGTCTTAGTGGCCAACTCGGCGGCGTATTGCGCCATAAGTGATATTTTGTATGAGTTCGTTAAATAGTTGACGTTGGTTGTGCTGCTGCCGCTGTCGATGGTTGTTGTCGCCGGTACGAGGCTAATGGAGCTTCCGGATTCAGTCCAAGAGGAATCAGGCATAGGTGGCCCTCACTGCCGCGTTGACGGTGGCCAGAGTACTGGTTGGCGTCACGGGCACGGTATACGAGCGCGTCGAGGCGCCCACTGTGGTTATGTCAAACAGATAATTCGCGGCCACTGTCGGATCGCTCCCAGAAAAAGCGACGACCTCAAATCCGGTTGGCGTTGGGTAGCCGCTGGGCCATGTCCAGGTGATCGTGAGCCAGATTTTTGCGGTTGTTGTCAGGCCGCCGCTGGACGTTATCGTGACGCCATCACTTGCCGAGGAGCTTGAGCCGCTACTGCTCGTGTTTGCCGAGCTTTGCGTAAGGGTGACAACGGGCGGATTGGGATAGGGCAGCACGTAGGCAGGTTCGACGCTTTGCAAGCCACCCGAGGCCAACGCACTGACGGCCACGATCATGTACATTCCGGTGTCGATGGCGGGATTTGTCCATGTGGTTCCGCTCCCACTCCACAATACCGTCGCCGTGCTCCACACAGGAGTAATCTGATTGTCGGTGTAACGAATTTCGTAGTGATCCGCATTGGCAACGGCATCCCAGGTGAAGCACAGCGCATCACTGGAAGGCTGGCATGCAAACCCCGTGACGCTGGCCGGCGCATTGGTCGATGCCAGTACGGTGATTGAAGCTGTTACGGGCGTGCCGAGCAGGTTGCCGTTCCAGTCAAGGCTTTGCGCTTTCACGGTGTAAACGGTGCCGATGTAGCCCACAAACGTGCAGCCCGTGCCTTGGATATTGCCCAGATTGCTCCACGCGCCGCCAGCCGCTTGCACTTGCACCTGAGCGCCCACGCCCGTGTTGCCATTCTGCCAGCCGACCGCCACAATTGCGGTGCTCGTGGAACCGGTGAGGAGCCCGTTTTGATACTGCTCTGTGAGCGAAAGATTTTTGATCGTCGGGGTGGAGTCGGGTACACCGACAATCTCGCCATAACTCGGCGTCACCTCATCGTAGATTGTGGAGTTATATTCCGCGGACCCGATTTCAAAGCTGAATTCTCCGGATTTCTTGATGCTCACAACCCGAAAGAGTTTGGCTGGCTGAGAACCTGCGCTCTGGCCATAGGCCCACGCACTATCCGCGCACGGTACAGCGGCGAACGAGCCGGAAACGGCAACCGCCGAGCCGCCCGGCGCAGCGGGTGAGGCCGGGGTAACCGTAATTCCGGTCACGTTCATGTTTTCAATCACGTTCACGTCGTAGAGCGTGAGCACCTGGCCGGCTGCCAGCGCGGTGGCCGCCGCGGGGCCGATTACCGAGGCCAGCGTAATGGCTGTGGAACCGTAGCCTGTGACAATGTATTCCGTGCCGTCCGGCGCCACGGCTTTGAGGATGCGGCCAGCGGGCAGTTGGCCGGTCATGTTGATTGTCAGGCCGGAGATGTAACCAATGGTGGCTGTGCCACGCTCTACCACGGGGTGTTGCACGCTGACGGTGTATCCCGAGGCCGCGGCGAACTCCAGATCGGTGCGATCGACATTGAGCGTGGTGAGCGTAGAGCCAGCCTGCACACGGCCACCCAGCGCCCATTGCACCACGTCGGATTGCACGGCAATGACCGATCCGCGCGAGCAGCAGACAGCCTCAATCGGGGCGGTAAAGCTGATTGTGCGCAGAGTGAGCTTGGTACTCATCAGATGGAAGTACGCCCAACGCCACGCCTGATCGCGGCTGGTGCAGCCGGTGAGCGTGATTTCCGTCGTTTTCGGCTGCTCACCACTGTTCATATCGCTTTCGGACATGCACGAGACAGGCAGGTCTGTGCGGTAACTCCGCTCGGCATCGGCGAAACTGGCCTCGATCAGCGTGCAGCGATCATCGAGCGCCAGCCATTGCTCGCTGAACGAATCTTTTTTCATGTTGCCGACGGTGAAGAGCTGCATGGGATCGGCGGGAGCATCGAGGACCACGGTGTAGCGCATTCCCATTTGCAAGATGGATGCGCGGCTCATGCTGGCGATATATTGCAGCGCTTTCCATGCGTTGCCGGATTGATCGAAGACGCCGTTGAAGATGTGGCGGCGCACCGTGGTGCCGTCCTGATTCGTCACATCTTCATCGTTGAACGCGGCCCAGGCGGCAAAGGCCGGCAGGTCTATCAGTGAAGGTGCAACACCCATACCATAAAGCGTATTGGTAAGCAGGTCATAGGCCACCAAGGCCGGGTTATCGGTTTCATAACTCGAAAGCAGCGTTGGAACGGTTGTATCTTCGCCCAAGTCATGCGTAATGGTGGCCATTACCTGAATGCTTGAGCCGCTCAGTTGCGAAGTCGCCAAGGCTTTAATGCCCAGCAGAACCATGTTGGGATAGCTGAGGTTTGACCAGAAAAGCTCATTGATATTCCAGAGCCACCCGTCACAAACCTGACTCGCCACCGCACTATCGGTGTAATTGATCGAGTGTGCGTTCTGAAACCACCCGATCTTTGTAACCCTCACGTCCCACTGCCCAGGCGTCAGCCCGTAAACGCATTGCGTGTCGAAGATGGCGCTCAGTGAGCAGTTTTCAACGTTGATGTACCCCTCGTGCCACGAATTGCACTTGACGGGATTGGTGTTTGGGTCGCAGGGCTGCCAAGTGCCCCTGAAGGTATGCGAGGTTGTGCTGGTCGATCCGGTGATGCTGACGACCGTTACATCTTCGGTGCTGCTCCAGGCATCTCCGGCAGTGTGGCTGTCATTGTTGCTGTCATAGACCAGGCCGCTGCCCGCGAACTGATCGGTGGGGATGACAACCCAGTTGGGCCATGTTTCCGTTGTGTTGCCGGTGTTGAAGGTAGCCACCGTGCTCATGTCGTCCATGTTCGGAAACAGCGGAGCAGTCCAAGTCGCCGCGCCATGGGGAGAAACTTCAATCTTGTAAATGAAATGGCAACTCACATAATTGCCGTCGCCCGTGACTGAATACAAGCCGGAGGGAAATTTGACTGTGACCTGCAAGCCTTGGATATTGGTTCCAGTCCCGGAAACGACAATCGCGCCGTTCGCAACGAGCATCTGAATCTCTTGCGGATAACCATTGACCGTCGAGTCGAAGCCATCAATCGCGGTCTGGTCATTGGTCCCGAGGCGCGTCTGATAGCTGCAATCGGAAAAGTTGGAAATCGATTGCTTGTTGATCAGTACGTTTGCTATGCTCTTAGCTTTTCCCCAGCCATAACAGACAAGCACGTTGATGTACGCCTTCGCACCCGCGAAACTGACATAACTCGAAACAATGTTTCCGCACCATCCGAACATGCCGTATCCCTTGGGCACGGGAACGCCGGGCTGGGCGAGGCCTTTGGGGCCGGTAGGATCATAGCTCTGTGAATAATCCGCCGCGCCCTTCTGACCATTACCGAAAGCCCACGAAACCAGCAGGGACCCGCCAATGCTGATCGCCGCGCCAATCCCCATCGCCAAGGCGCTCGATCCAAAGAAACTCCAGGCCGCGCAATCCGCAATCAGGCCGCCGGGAATTATAGAGGCCAGCATCATGACGGCCGCCATGGAAAGCATCTTGCCGATTCCGCCGCCGGCTGCGCGCGGATAAAGAACGATTTCCTGGCCGTACTCTACCACCGTGTTCCAAACATTCTCATCCGCGATGCGCTGGCCACTGACGCTGAAAAGATAATCATCCGGCAGAATATCGTTGGCGGGGAACGCGCGGGCAACGATTGCGCCCAGGCTCTCGTTTTCAAGCGGCGCGATCTCCACCACGCGCCGCTCTTCAATGCGGAAAGGGTTCAGGTTGACGATGATGCGGACAGGGCGAAGAGATAACTCGGTTGGAACCTTCGGCAGAGCGGCGGGAATTTTTACGATGGAAACTTCCGGCAAATTCAGAGACTGGATTAACTTTGTTTCCATCGATAGAAGCCCTCAATGCGAGCTTGCCACGGAAACGAGTTATACCGCTCTTTCAGCACTCCAGCGCCCTCGCGCGAGTGCAACATGCAACCCGCGCCGCAGACCACGCCGACGTGCCAGCGCGGATTGGCGGCGCGGATCAGGATGGCATCGCCCACTAGTGGCTCAGCCACCCGCTCGCAATCTGCCAGTGCCGAGGCAACTACGCGAATATCGCTGGCATACGCGGGAACCTTTCGCCCCAGGCGGCGCTCGATTTCCAGCAGCAATCCAACGCAGTCATACGCCTCCGGGCCGCGCGCGTCCTTTCGCCATGGCTTGCCCAGTAAATCCGCCCACAGTGCATACGGTAGAGTTTGCATCATGCCTGCATCGCTATGGCTGTGCCGTTGGTGCCGATGCCGGGGAAGGCTCCGTAGCGGGCGGCGTTGTCATGGACCTGGCATCCGTTTGTCCCGCTGTAAGTGCCATCGCAGTTTGTGAGTGTGCCGGTATATCCGCACTGTTTGCCTTTGTAGTTCGATACCCACATGCAAAAGCTGGCGCGATAAAGGAACCTCGGGAAAATCTTGCGAATGGGCGATGGAGCGGAAAGCGAGAGCGTGACGAGGCTTACCGTGCAAACCGACTTCATGACCGTGGTTTCTACGGCCAGATCGGGCTCGCCGTCGGGGTGCGCCGTGTTGTAGACGTAAATATCGGCCGTGGCTCCCGCAATGCCACCGTACTGCTCGATAATGCCCTGCAAGACGCGCTGGGCGTTCGATGCGCGCAGCATCATGGTGGGCAGTTGCCCCTGGCCGGGCTGCTCTGACGTGAATTCGAAGTTGAAGGACTGATACGTCTGGATGCCGTTGCCGTCGCCGCAATCAAACTGAATGGGATCGATATTGCGCGCAAGACGGGTATGCGTCCCATTCCAAATTAGGTCCACGAGCAAAATCCACGCATCGCCGGATGCGAGCACGAACTTATCGCGCTGGGCGGCCAGGGAGAGCACAGACATCGGGCTGATTGCAGTGGACATTAGTTCGCCTCCGGCGAACAGGGACTAGGGACCAGGGAATAGGGATCAGTCATCAGACCTCTGTCAACTCGAAATTCACGCCGTAGCGCTTCACTCCATCGCCCCAGCCAATGTCAGAAAACTCCGGCAGTTTGGTGAAGCGCACGGGCCGAGGCAACGAATAGGAGCCGACCATGCGGCCATACCACTGCGCAGGCGTGAGCAATGCGCAAGCTACCTCATCCATCAGGATTGAAGCCGAACCATCAAGTGCGATGGTTCCTGAACTGGGCCCAGTCAGGTTGCCAATCAGGCGCATCCTGAAACCGACGGCTCCGGCAGGAATCGTGAATGTGGCGTAGTAGTCCTGCCAACCGGAAACCGAGGTGTTGAAGCCGCTGCCAGAGCCAGCCAGCGCGGATTGATTCCCGCTCGCGTCGTAGGTGTACATCGCGGCCTCAGCCCAAAGCGTGGCGGCGCTGGCCAGCGTTCCCTGGGCCGGATTCACCCGCGCATGGAAAAGGTACACATCGCCGGGCGCGCAAGGGGTCACCACGGCGCTCGTCACCTCGGCGGCAACGGTAGCCCCCGCGGCAAGTACCTGAGCCGCCACGGTGCCAAAGCAGAGCGCCTGCACGCCATCTTCCACATTCGCGGTGGCAAGCGACACAGGCAGAGCCGCCGAGGATGTGCCGGGCTGATTCCAGTCTTTAGCCACTTGAGCGGCGTTGAGCGCGGGAAATTCAAAGCTCCAGTTCGGCAGCAG